GACCTTGTTTAACTACGTATTGCATCGACCTCAAAGTTAGTTGAATTGTTATCGCTGAAGTTAACCGTTATTGATGAGTACCCATCCTGCGCAAGTTGTGATAGTATCTGTTTTTTTAACTGCAACTGCGCACCACTACTGTTGAGGTAATTATCAATATTCACACCACAAAGCACGTATTCTTTCCAATCGCCTTGCGCTGAATTGATAATGTCAACAATGTGGTCTTCATCACTGTTTCCGATAACAAAATCATTGTTTTCAATTAGCAAATCGTTATCGTTGTTTTGCAAGAAATCTTTAGCCGTTGCCATGTTTGACTGTGTTGTTAGATAAATCGTTTATTGTAGTTATTGGTAATATCTGTTGCCCAAACCATGCTGTTGCTGCCGTTTTCAATGCTGCCCCGCCATCAGTTGGAACAGGAACCCAAGTTGAAAACACTAACTTTAACACATTGATATCGTTTTCAATTCTATTTAACTTGCTTACTAAATCATTCACCTTAACCAACCCCCCATTCGCATCGCCTGCCAAATATATCTGATCTACCTTGCTCACCATTGAAACATAGGCCGTTGCCTGTGATGTTTGTTGTACGATTACAACGCTTCCATCTTTGGGTATCAATGTAAATCCTTTGTCGGCATCGGCATTGAGTAGCACATCAAAGAACTCTGCATCGCCATTTATCGGGGTGCATGTGCAAGTGAACGTAGCCAAATCAATGTCGCTCACCTTGCACGCTACACCCTCATAAGTTAAATCAGTGATACCGCTTAACGCTTGTATTGCTTGCCTTATGTCCGTTACTTCCTTACTCATAATATTCTACGTTCTAATTCTATTGTCTGCTTGCCACCTGCATCAACACTTACCTCTGTTGTTACTGACTTAATAAGGTACGTACCTTTTCTTTCGGGGAACTTCCAACTGTCAACAATGGCATAATCACCGGGTATCATTTTCGGCTCTAAAAACGTTTTGAAACTGCCATAATAACCTGTGTAATTCGCCTGCTCTAAAAACGAATTGCACTTAACATCCAAATCGGCTTTCGTTCCACCGTATTGAAACACCGTGCGAATATCACCTGTGGGATCACCATAAGTAAACTCCTCACGGTCATTGTTTTTAATCAATATACCTTTGACTTGGACCTTAACATCATCCTTTTTTAAGTATGTCAACTCCATACCATCGTATATCATTTTCTCAAACAAAAACACTGCCGATTGCGCTGTATCTTTATAAAAGGGCAAACCGACCTTTAACACACCATCGACAAAGAACGAATATAAACCATATTGGTCACGTAATACTTGCAATATCTTACCGATGCTTGCCCCTTGTAACCTAAATTGCCCTAATTCAGCATTGATGGCCTTGAATGGTGTTGAGGTGTTTTCAAGCATCTTTTCTAAAAACGTACGCAAATTAACTGACTTAAAAGTTAAGTTCGGTGCTATGGCCTGCTTCAACAAAAACATTTCATCTTCGCATAATAATTCAATAGGTACGTTGTTGTTAATCTTTGCAATGTAACCTGTGAATATAACGGTTTCATTCGGATAATATGCGCCAATGATTGTAACCTTATCGCCCCTGCGCATCAATGCATTTGCGCCCTCGTATATGTTCTTGCTGTTGTATATCACATTACGCGGTAAAGTGATTGATGCCGTTTGCGTTTGCTTATCAAATGAGCGTGTTACCGTTACCTTATTGACCTTATCAAAGATAAACGTTTGATTTCGGCCATTGCCCTGCTGTTCTAATATTATACGGCAAACTATCCTAAACATTCTTCTTCTCGGCTATGGTGTAATCAACTGTACTTGAACAGTTAAGTTGAAAGTATTGCACATTACGCATCCCTTGTTGTTGTTGCATGTTTAAGCTATCAACAACTATTTTGTTTACCCCTAAAATCTCATTCAAAAATCTTGATGTTACATTCAATGCCACCGGAGCCGATGCGTATGCCTTAATCAACCTCGCTTCAACATCGGGATATTCATCGGGGTTTTGTGTTGCCACGTAGCCACGTATAGTTAAGTCAATATCACCTTGTCCGATATACTCCTTAACCGTTCCAACGTGGTCGATTAATTCTGTTTTGATGATATTCTTTACAATAGTTGCATCAATAATAACACCGTTAAGGAATAGGCCAATAGTGCTATCGGGTGTATCATTCGTTATTGCTTGCCCTGCGGGTTTATTGTAGTCAAGCGCACTTGCTGTTTGTACGTATTTGTTTGTAAAGTCATTAAATTCAAACGTAGTATAATTAGGCCGTTCAATGAATAGCGTATCGTAAACAGGTGTTCCCAATAAACTTGTTGCATCTGGTGGGTCTGTTTTAATATTGAAATTCCTTGCTTCAACTATCGCACGTTGTACCAAAGGAAGCCCGAAGCCCTTTGATAAGGTGCGAAAGTTTGTCTTTGCTGCGGGTGATGGTATGTAAAACTTTAAACTCATTTTGTAGCCATAAGTTGGAAGTCATTAACCGCTTCGATTAACGCTTGTGTGATTGTTTCTTTGATTTGTGTTGCACCCTCTTTGATGTTAGTTGTGTTCAACACTATATTGCCAAACTCTTTGATTGATATGTTGAAGTTTTGCACGCCCCTACTTTCAACAACGGATGTCGAAGTACCGCCCTTGGCTTTGGCTGTTTCAGTTGATGCAGCACCCATTCCTTTGGCTGCCGTTTGTGTTGTTGTGACAGGTGTTTTAAGTAATTGCATTTGATTTTTAACGGCTTCAAAACCGCCTTTAATCACTGCTTGCCTTCTAATAAAATCAGTTAAATCTATTGCACCACTCGAAAGCATACCTTTGTTTGCTTCCGACATTTTAATCAATTGGCGCAATTGCTCTGCTGCTTGTGTATATGTTTGCGCAGGTTTTTCGCTAAACATAGCATCGGTAAACTTTTGAAAACTTTTTACTAATGAATAAGATTTTGACTCAAAAAATGACTCGTACCATGTAAATTGTTGAGCATTGTATTTTGTAAAATTCTCAACCATTGAATTGCCTACTTTAAAACTATTTGCAAGGTAACCAACTAATCGGTTTGCAAACGATACCGTTCCCGCAATTATCCCCGTTTGACTTTTGCCAATGTTTACTTTTAACTGCTCCCAACTATCACCAAGCATTGATATTTGACCACCTGTTGTTTTGCTTTGCTCGGCCATCATATTGAAGAACATGCCGCCCTCTGTGGTCATTGATTGAAACGCTTTCTCAACCTCTTTAAATCCAACCTTGCCATCTTCAACAAGTTTCATCACCTCGCCATCGGTAACATTGAATTGTTTAGCCAATTCTTTAACGATAGGAATACCACGCCCTGTAAACTGCATAATATCTTTTGAGAACGCTCGCCCTTGTGTTTTAAGCGTTCCGTATAGGTATGCAATATCAGCAAATGGTATCTTTAACGCACTTGCCACATCACCCAGCATGCGTATGTTCTTAACAACACTTCCCGCGCTAAAGCCATAAGCCAACAATTGCTTTGTGGCATCTTGTACCTCAACTAAACTAAACGGTGTTGTTTTGGCTGTTTCTACTAATTGATTTTCCAAGGCCTTTGCCGCTTGCGCATTGCCTTTCATCAATGTTCTTAACGATGTACTAAAGTATTCGTAATTTACTAAACTATCAACAACTGCTTTGCCAAATGATACAACACCAGCAGCACCTAAACCAATACCTAAAGCACCACCTAAATTGCTTAATGATTTCTGTGCTACATTAACCGATTTGTTTAACTTTTCAGTGTTAGTAGTTGCCGACTTAATGCCACTGCTAAACTTATCCTTTAAACTTAATATGTACTCAACTGAATTGTTGCTCATTTCTTTTCTTGAATTGTACCATTAAACTTTAATACAAACATAATTTCCTCAAAACGCAATGCCCATTCATCATCCGTTAACGTGTCGGGGTTGACTTTCAAATAAAAACGGATGAGTGCATTTTGACGCGCAAACTCATCCGTTTCCAATAACTTTTTTGCGGTGTCTAATTTTTTTTTAATTC